GTCGTCTGTGTCTTGTATAAAAATACGTTCGTGTGCATGAATTGGATTTATGCGTGGCGGTTGTTCGGTAATTCCTATGCGTTTTAAGTTTCCGTATCGAGCGCCGCGCGATGAGTTACATGGTTTACATGCTGCAACTAAATTGTCAAGCGAGTTAATGCCGGGTTGTCCGATTGGCCAGCGATCTATTTCTGTTAAATGGTCGGCTGTTGTTGCTAGTCGTGTGTTGCACCAATGACATAGCGGTTGGTCTTGTAACAGTAAGCGACGGTTGCGTTTGAACTCTGCGGTTGAGCGTGCGTTGTGTCGTTGTGTGTAATGTCCGAGTTGTTGTTGGTTGTGTGTGCGTTTGCGTTTGGGCATAGTTATGTTGTTTTCGCTTTGCGGCTAGCGCGCGCTGTCGCGCTTGCTCTCGGTTTGTTAACGCTGGCCATGTTGTCAACTTTATGTTTGTGGTTTGTTTGTGTTATGTCAATCGTTGTTGTTCTGTGTAAAGCCTAATGCGCTAGCCCCCCGTGTCTTGCCTCACCGACACTCCCAACGCTTTAACCATTTGCCTGACCCGTACTCGCGCACGGCTCATCTACCCACGTCACCGTGTTTTATACCTTTCACCTTGCAAGGGGTGTAGGCCGTGCCCGTTATTTAATTGTCAAATAGTGTTGGTTGATCGTAAACGACACGCATTTCAGGTTCAAGCACTTTTATAATTTGCACCCAATCACGGCTTTCAACCGTTTTACGTCGATGACATTCAACGCAAAGCATTTGGCATTTAGCCATTTCATCTCGAAATTGTTTTTCGGGGTCTTTCATCATTTTGGCAATGGTTTTGTGTTTATCGTTGCGATCAATGTGGTCCATGTCGAATAGGTATTCAAGACCCGGCACTACATATTTATGTTCACCATTGTTATAAAACGGGTGCAACGCACATTCGCCACGCAACAATTTTTCAGCGACCAAAATTTGTTTGTTAGTTTCTCGCCGCCATTTCGCAGATGGCGTGCGATCTTTCCAGTAATGACGTTTAGAAGTTTGTGTTTTTTGCGCTTTTATTACTGGGTCGTTGTCGTGGCATTTTTTGTTGCACCATTTCTTTTTACGACCTGAGCCTTGTTGCACAATGTTTGAACCGCAATTTAAACAAGCACCAGATAACCAATTATTTTTGTTTAATTGTTTTGACCCTTTTGTTCTGCCTGTCATTTTGGTTTTGTTATTTCTTTCCTACAATTTTTTAATGCTTCGACTGCCATTGCATACAGTTCGGGGTAAAACGTCTTGACGCGCGCCAGGTCTTTTACCGCCATTGACAACGCATGATGATGTTTTAACAAAATGTCTGTTCGTTTCATTTTGGTTCACTTTGTTTTAGCGCGTCAATCACTCGACTAGCGTCACGTTTAGTTAGATCGCCTGTCGTGTTTACCTCGCGCCCAAGCGTTGCGCTTATAAACGTTTTGAGGTCGTCGCCTTTAAGCCCTTGACCGTTAGCCAGCGCCCTCATCATGCCCAACTGTTTAGGTGACGCATACTCGCGCTGTGGCTCGTCGGGGAATGGCACTTCTACGTCGTGTAACGGTACAACTGGCGCTAAATGTGTTGTCTGTTGACGACCTTTGGCGCTGTTAATTTCATCAAGCGACGCAAGCGACTTGTTGCCCGAAAACCCCATATAAGCCAAACAACGACCGACTGCCGACGTGTATCCAACTTCTGACTCGCTGTATTTTTGAAACGTCGTGCGGCCGGGGTACAACTCACACGCGCTTGCTATCGCTGGTATCGGGTCGTTCGCGTCGCGCCAAATGGTAACTACGCAACGAATGAAACACGATTTGTCGGGCATTTCAATTACTTCTCGCCCTGTTTCTTGTATGCGTAAATCAGGGTATTTTGCAAACGCCATTTTTAATCGAGTGGCTACGTCAACGTAGTTATCCATAAACCCTGTCATAGCGATTGCCAAATTGTTAGGCGTTGCGCGTGATCGTGTTGACCGCCACGTTTTGCGTACGTGATCTCGCCCGTGTTTTTAATTACGCCGCGACGCTCAGCAACCATAAGTCGAGCAGTCATACCTTTAGTAACGGGAAATGACGCGCCCAACTCGTACCAAACCTCGTCGGCTGTAAAACGTGGTTTCATACGCGCCATTTTGACTATCGCTGCGTCAACCTGTTGTTGTTGCTCAGGTGTCCATTTCGCGTTGGCGCTTGCTTGGCTCTTGGCAATCGCTACGGCTATGCGTGATTTTTCGTGTTTAGTAAGCACGATGCACCATGTTTTCTAAACGCTGTATCTCAACTTCATTTTCGTTTAACCGTAATTGTTTAATACCTAACTCAACGTCGCGTTGTTTAAGGCGCTCGTGCAGATCGGTAATAATGCTGCACAAATATTTGATCTCGATACGTGCTTGGTTAAGTGTGTCAATCAGGTCGCTGTCGTCTAACACGTTGTGATCGTCGATTTGGTGTTGCAACGCTCGCAACGTGCTACGCGCTGCAAGTTCGTGCGGTTCGTAAAACGGCACTTTGTTTTGTGTGATGTCGTTCATCACTTGCATTAGTGCTTTGAACTGTGGATCAGTTCTCGGGTCGATGTTCTCGGTCATCTTTAGCCTTTCGTTTGTTGGTGACTGACATTATCAGGTAGGTGTACGCGGTTAAGACCGTTGCAACAAACAAGTGTTTTAAAGTGACCATGCACGCCACCCGTTCGAATATCGGTAAATAGCCAGCGCTGACCGTAAATTAGCCTCTAAGTCAAATAGATCGTCGCACGTGCGTATCAGGCCGTATGCCTGCAAATATCCGTTGGCAAAATATTTTGACGGTTTGCACCAAAACTGGTTTATTTGCATAACCCCGTTTGAGCCGCCGTTCGGGTCAGTTGCGTTAAACGCGGTCGGGTTGCAACGGCTTTCACGGTAGGCGATTGCGACCAGTTGGGTTAGTTCATGTTCGGGCCAGCCGACGTGTCGAGCCATGTCAAACACGGTCTGACACGCGTCAGGTTGCGTTATAGGCGTAGTAATGACCGTTGTTGGCGGTACGGGCGACGCTGGCTCTAAACCCTGCCAAACCGTTGCTGGCTGTCGGCGTGTTTCTGTCGGTGTCGGTGCTGGCGGTTTAGCCAAAATAAATATTGACATAGCGCTAATAAATAGCGATATGGCTGTTTTGCTGATGAGTGTCATAGTGACCTACTTTCTCGGGTAGGTAACCAGCCTAAACAGATTGCGGCGCTGCTTTCGGTGATACCCCGAATACGGCTTGAAATGCCTGTTTTGTGGCTTCTACGTCGTGTGCTAAGCGTGGCTCGACTTCTATGTGATACCAGTCGCCGTCGTCGACGCTGGGTAGTGGTTGCCATGTGCCGCGATCGCATTTCCATGACCGTTTCAACGCATAGTCAATCACGAGTTGTATGCCGAGCGTGTCGGCGTGTTCAAGCAATTTGACAATGTATGCCAATGATTGTTTGCGGCCGTCTTGACGACCAAATTGTTTTTGTGCAAGCCATCTATACGACAGATCGGTTGCTAGACCTCGAGCGTGGTTGCTGATGACACCGGGTTTATGTCTTACGTCGCGCACAACCCATATACCGTTATTCCACAAACTGCCGTCGCTATGTTTGACTGCAAGTTCAACCCATTTAGCCATGCCAGCCAACGGTGCTTTAACGACTGGTTGTGCGGTGATGACGTATGGTTTTGTCATTCGAGTGCGTCGGGTATGCCGTCGTTATTTTTATCTGCGTTTTTTATACCGTTAGCCGATACAAGACCCGATAACGCGCCTGTCAAAAACACGCTGATCGTGCTGAGCAAATCAACTATTTTGCTGTCGAGCGGTGATAGTTCTTCCGGCATTGACACAAACAACAAACCAAACAACAAACCGACAACCATAAGCACAAACGTGATCGCCATAAGTATTCCGACCGTAACGATCAGTCGAGCGTGTATTTGGTTATTTTCTAATTTCGCACCGGTCAGGCGACCCATATTGACAAACCTCGCTTACAGATAGATTGCGGACTTTAACGCCGCCCGTTGTGTTTGTTTTGCTTGTGGCGCAACCAGCGCACAATACAATTGTAAATAGCCAGTAGCGCACATTATTACTCAATGCCAACTTTAATTACTGGTGCTGTAAAATCTTGTGTTTCGTAATTGTATGTATAACCAATGCCTGCGTATGTTTTGTTTGGCGTGTCAAAGAATGTTTCGACCCATGTGCCTGTGTAACGCTCTGGATTTGCTGCCATAAATTCTGCTGTAACAACATGAACATTTATGACAACATTGTTTTCGTCAATTTGTGCGAAATATTGTATTGCCATATTTAAACCTTGAACCTGACATAAACAATGCCGCTACCGCCTGCACCGCCTGCGTTTGTGTTACCGCCGCCGCCGCCGCCACCTGCCGTGTTTGCTGCCGCTGTGCCGCCTACCGCATTAGTGCCACCTGCACCACCAACACTAGAACCGCCGTTGCCGCCGCTAACTGTGCCAGCACCGCCGCCACCGCCACCACCGCCTTTGAACAGCGATCCTGCACCAGTAAAAGCATTGACATCGTAACCTGCACCGCCGTCACCACCTGTAGTTGAACTCGGTGACGCACCTACGGCCGTTACGCCGCCGCCGCCGCCACCGCCACCACCTGTAGGTGTGCCACCACCAAAACCGCTAACAGTTGGATTAGTTGAAAGTGCGCCAGTTGAAGCCGCTACACCTGCACCACAACCGCCACCACCACAAGCGTTAGGTTCAGCAAAGTTTGTAGCAAAACTTCCACCTCGACCACCACCACCAACACCAAAACCGCGTGCCGCACTTGTCAAACTTGAACCTAAACCACTTGTGGCAGCCGCGCCGCCTGCGCCAATGTCAATAGAACAATTTGCACTTAAATAAAGTGTTGATTGAATATAACCGCCTGCACCACCGCCGCCACCGCCACGATTACCTTCTGTAGTTGAACCAGTATGGCCGCCGCCACCGCCGCCAAACATTAAAACATCAAATAGACCCGCTTTAGTAACAGTTAAAGTGCCGTCAGTTGTAAAAGTTAAAAGCGTGTAATTTATGCCGCCGACCGTAATACTCGATGATGAACCACCTGTTGCTGTCCCGTAACTTGCGCCTGACCCTAAGTTAAAAAAAGTGAAAGTTGACGCCGACAATGCAAGTAAATAGCCGCCCCCGTATTGCGCCAAAGCAAGTGACCCCGAAGTGTTAATTGTTACGCCTGCACCTGCGGTGATCGTGCAAGTACCAGCGCCTTTATTTGCTATTTGTATTACGTCGCCAACTGTAAAGATCGAATTGTTAACTGTGATCGTTGTTGCGCTGGCGCTGTTCATCATTGTGCGTTTTGTTTCGTCGCCAGCCACCAAAACGTAAGACGCGGTTTTGTCTGATATCGGCAAATTTTGTATGTCATTGAGTTGCTGTGCGGTCAAAATTGCACCTGCAACAAATGGAAATGGTGTCGTCATATTGCCTACTTTAACCTAATGCGTTGTCTGCTGAGATGATACCGTAAGTCGGGTCGTTAAGTATTAACTCGTAAACGACGGTTGTTGGTGCAGTAAAATATGTGATCGCGTGGCCCGTGTTTACGTTTATTGTCATTTCTATGCCCTCGACGCTTAGTTCTTGGGCTAGTTGTGCCGTGCCAGCGCCGCTGGCAAACGTTTTTTCAATAGTGATTGTTTGCCCGATATCAATGATGGCCACCGTGTCGCGCTGGGTTGTGGTCAGCATATTTAACTGGGTGTTTAACGACGTGTATCGCGGTTCGGGCAACGGGTCTAACAAATAGGTTGCTAATTCGAGTGCGGCCGTGTCGCTGTGTAGCAGGCTGTCGGTGATCGAATAGGTTTGTATAAAATAAAGCGCTTGGCTGCCTGTGTTTTCAGCGACTTGTGGGTTGTTGCTGCCTAAATGTTGTACGACCGCACGGTTGGTTACTTGATCGGCTTCAAACGTTATGCCTACCCCGTTGTATTTTATGTTTGTGCCGTCGTCGTGGAAATCGGCGACCGACGCTGAAAGTGTCGTGCCTAAACGTGGTTGAAATGTCAGGTTGCCGTCACGCGACATAAACAACCTGCCTTGCTCAGCCTCGTTGATCTGTGAGCAATAGCCAAGCACGTTTGTGCCGTTCGGGATAGTGAACGCCGCGTCACCGCCAAGCGTTTGAGTGCCAGTCGATATTGCGCGTGACGCAACAGGAAAATCAACTTCAGGTCGGTCAAGTATCGCCGACAAACGCACGCTAGACAATTCTTCGCTGACGTTGTATTCAGCCAAATATGTTTGCGCCAACAAATAAAAATCGTCGGCACAATAAACCGTCACCGTGTCCAAACCACCCAAACTAAAGTTGTAGTCATAATTGACGATGTAGCCAACAAATAAATATTGTTTGACGTTGCTGTTGTTGTATCGAGATAACCGCACACGGCGCATAGGCGCTAAACCCGGTTTGGCGGTAGTCGGGTCATAGTATGGCGAGTTTTCGTCAAACGGGTTAAAAATGCCTGACGTGTCAAGCATCGTAAAGGTCATTGTGCCGGCACTAAATTGGTCGCCTTGATCTTTGCGCCCGCGCCGCACGTTCACTTGGTTAATGCCGTCAAGCACGCTCGCATAATTTGTTGTGCCGTTAAGCACATATGTGCTGTTGTTTAACACGCCAGCGGTTGAATCGTTAAGCAAAAATGCGTCTTGTTTGAAACCTGTGTCAATTTCTAGGTCGTAGTTACCACTACCAACAACTGCAACGCCGGGCATTATTGTGCAATCATCAAATCAAGTGGGCCGTTAGTGCGCTGGTATGCCAGCAAACTGTTCAACACGCTTTGACCGATCTCGGCGCTAGTTGATATACCGCCAGTCACGTTAATAGTTACTGGTTGCGGTTCACGTGCCGCGATACGTTCAGCCATACCAAACGTTGTTAGCGCACCGATCTGTGCGCCGCCTGCCGTGCCACCAATACTGGTTTGTGCGCCACTCGACCCACCGCCACCGCCACCGCCGCCACCGCTTGTTATAACCGACGGTGTAACTGGCACACCTGCGCCAGCCTCACGCGCCATACGGTCAGCGGTACGAATATCAGACGTGACCGCCTCAGCGCCAGCAGCGCCGCCACCAATTCGACCCAAACTAATTTTACCAATTTTGCCAATATCCGTAAACGGGTTAATCAAATTAATGCCGTCAATAATTATGTTGATCGCACCAATAAACGAATTAGCAAACATCTCGAAACCGGCAATCAAACCGTTTAAAACAATGTTGATAATGTTTCTAAAACTTTCAAATTTTGTGTAGGCAATCGCTATGCCTGTTACGACCGCTGCGATACCTACTGCGATTAAACCAAACGGGTTTAATGCCATAGCAATATTGACTGCCATGATTGCGGCTGCAACGGCCGATATTGTGCCAGCGATAACCAAAAACGCTGTCGGGTTTCGTTGTGCCCAGTCAGCCATTGCCTGCAAATATGGCAACACTTTTTGCAACACGGGCAACAATGCAGCACCGATACTTTCTTGTGTTTCAGCCAAACTGTTTTTTAATATTTTGAATTTGCCTGCCGCTGTTTCTGCTGATCGTGCGGCCGCGCCACCAAAATTGTCGTTTAACGTCATCATCACCGTGTCGAGTGACGCACCTTCTTTGATTAGACCTTTCATTTCAGGCGACAACGCTTGTAGGCCTTTCATGTTGCCTGCATATGCTTTAGCCAACGCGTCGCTGACGGTCGCCAAATCTGTGCCAGTCGACGTTGCGATATCTTGAGCCAATGACAATGCGTCGGTTGCTTCACCAACATTCTTAGTGCCAACAAGCAACGCCGCAAACGCTGGTCGTAATTCGCTATCAGCCGTACCAGTCGCCCTCGACATAGCCGAAATCATGTCCTCAGTCGCTGCAACCGTAGCGTCGGTAGCGCCAACAACGTTTTGCATAGTGTTAGCCAAAATCGCTTGTTGCTGTTCGTCCTCTGCCGCTGCTTTAGCCGCCAAACCCAACGCGCCAGCAACCGCCGTCAATGCGGCCGCTGCCGGTACAGCCGCTTTTTTAATTGCAAACTGTGCTTTTTCGCCAACGGTTTCTAATTGTTTAAATTCTTTGATTGCTTTGTCAATGCCTTTGCCGTCAAACTCGCTAATAATTGGTATAGATAGCGCCATATTTAAATACCTCGTTGTACGGTGCGAATTGCGTCTTTAGTAATTTTTTCTATTTCGCGCTCAACTTTTGCGATGTCTTTTTCTATTGCTGGTTTAAGTATTCGAGTCTGATCTTTTGCAACAAAACCAAGTGACGCACCAAGTTTGTTTGTGTTGCGGCGACCTGCTGTTTCCCAAACTGCTGTCGCTACGTCTTTTTGCAAAATCATTATTACGCCAACGGCTTTGCGTCGAGTATCAAATTTCATTTGTACGCCTTTAATTGCTTTGTCAAGTTTAAACGGAAATATTTTTTTACCGTCACTAGTCCAGCTTCTAGACATACCTGACAATGCGTATGGGTGTTGCTCATTTTCTAACGGCTCGTAAGCCGCTTTGCCTGCGTCAATCGCTGGTTGCGCTATCTCGGTTGCTTTTGCTTTAAATTCTTTTTGCAATTCGGGGTCAAGTTTTTTTAAGCCGTTTATAGCGTCTTTTACGCCTGCAACTTTAATTGTTGTTTGTACCGGCACGTGTTACCTCTTTTGCTTGTTTAATACTGTAATCACCGTCAATAGGTCACGCGTGTCAAACTCGATATTCGTAGGCCAGTACCCTGTTGCAGCCAACAATTCTGCTAACTGCCGTCGGTAACTGCCTACGCCGTAGGGTTTGGGTTTGTCTCGTCTATCGCCTCAATGGTCATGTTTGGGTTTTGTTTAACCCAGTCGCGATAATTTGGCGGCAACGTTTCACCGTTAAGTTTCAACAAGTGAAACGCCCAGCAAACTAGATCGGTGTATCCGATACCTTTACCGTCTGATATTTTGCGGTTTTCTGTGCGTTCCCATTCGCAAATAACAAACATATTGGTTGTCATTTCGACTGGCGCTGACCCGTTGTTTAGGTCAACTTTTAGTTTTAGTTTCATGCCTGTCCTGTTCTCGGCCAGTTATGGCTCGTTTATTTTGTTACGGCAAACGCCGTAAAACTATGCGACTGCTTTAGTAAGCACTCCGCCGTTAAACGTCAACGTGACGGTTGATAGTTCGCCAAGCGACGCGTTAATTGGGGTATGCGACGCCAAGTAACACCCGGTCAGAGTGTATTTTGGTGCGGTTGCGCTTGGTGTAGCCAAACCTGCAGCGGTCGGCGAAATAGTAATTGTTGTTTGTATACCAACCAAACTGTAAATTGTTGCTTCTGTTTCGCTGGCGGCGTATGACTGATACAACTCGATTTCAAATGAGTTGTTTTGCAACGACGTGACCGCTGAGCCACCAAAATATCGTGCGGTGTCACCAAATGCCGTTGTCTCGAGTTGGTCGTAACCGAATGTCAAACTTGCGCTTGTGCATTGGTCGGTTAGGTTAACCGAGTTGATCGTGAGTGCCGGGTTGCTCAAGTAAACCGTTGTTGTTGCTGCCATGTTCTACTCCTCTGTTATCTCTTTAGTTTTACCATGTTTTTTATCGTCTTGTGGGGATAGGTGACCGCTGTCGACTAGGTGTGCAATGTTTGCGTCGCCTAAGTCTTTGCCGTCAATAATGTCGCCTCGTTTAAGGCCGTCTAGTCGATTGCTGTTAACTAAATATTTGGTCATGCTGTTATCCCTGCTAATGCACAAGTCAAATCGTAGCAAGGGAACTCTTGGCCGCCGATTTCAAGTGTGCTTGGTTGTCCTGATGTAACGATAATTGACGACCCCAACACGGTTGCGGATATCTGCAAAATTTCGCGCAACACGGGCAAACCTGCCGGGCCGCTGCCAACAACTTTGACGGGGAAATCAACTCTTATAACGTTGCCGTTGCCTGCCGTTGTCGTGAAACGTGGCGCTAACAAAAACACGCAATTTGGTACAAGTTTTGTCGGGTCGTTGACGACGCGTAAGCCTGTGACGGCTGTGAGTGTTGCTGTGATGTTGTCTATGGCGACGTTTAGCACGTCGGTGTATGGTGCTGGCATTTAGGCCACCGCGGGTCGGTCGATACCTAGCAACTGTTTGACGATTGGTGTCAATGATTGTTGTGGTGCTGTACCCATGTTGTCAAACGACGCAAACACGTTTTCTAGACTGCCTCGACTACGCCATAGCGCTGCACCGTACATAAGCGTGCCTAGCGTTACGTCACCTGACGGGCTTGTGATGAGACTGTCGTTGTAGCCTGCTTCTGCTCGACGGCGACTACAAAACTGGTTAGCCGCGCTCACCGACTGCGTAATAAGCGTGTAATCATCTGACGGGTTGGTGATCGACACACCCAAATACGTGACTAGGTTTGCGGCCGTTATCCACGTACACGTCGGTGTAAACGCAACCGTGCCGGTGTAGATTGCCGCAAAATCAACATCGCTGCCTGTGCAAGCAAACAATATTTGGTTCGGTATTTGAGTGTTGCTGTCAAATGTCCATTCGCCAGTTGTGCCGTCTACGCCCGTGTATAAATATTGTGGGCAATTTAAAACGGTGAACGTGCCGTTAAATGGTGCGCCAAGCGAGCCAACAACCACGCTGTCGCCAACCTGTATATCGGTTGGCTCGAGCGTGGATATGCACGCGTAGTTGCTTAATAGTTGTTTGCTGGCTGTCGCGTATGTTGCCATGAGCGGTT